TCTTTTAAAGAAATAGTTGCGGATACGTTATGTGTGTTAGAACCACTATTATGTCCATTTTTAACCCACTCAGTAGCCACTTTTTTAACTCTTTCTAATAAATCAAAAGGAGATTCATTTCTTAGAATTGACCCTTTAGGTGCTTTTTGAGGGATAGAAATAACTGCAGTGTCATGACCTCTAAAATAATCATCCTCAATCAACTCAGGATGATTGTCGTTTAAATACTTATACATTGACTCATTTTTACCTACTCTAATCCTTCTTATATAATAGTCATTATGCCATGCATGAATACCTGAACTAGTACCTAATGTAAGTGATGTTGTACCTGCAGGTTTAACTGTAGTAGTTCTAGCAGATTTATTTATATCTATTAATTTAGCAACTCTTCTATTTTCTTTTTTAACTATTTTAGCTGCCTCTTCCATATCATACCCTAAAACTCTACCAGAACCTATACCAGTCATCGACACACCTATTAGTGCTTCTTTTTCTGTTGTTTCCCTCCAAATATCTCTTAGATAGTGGAAGTGAGTATATCCTGCCTGTAATGTTCCAATAAAGGCTGCCGCTTTAACTCTTTCATTTAAATCTTCTTGTGACTCTATGTTTGAAACATTAACCTCACAAAGATTACAGAACTGATACGGTCTTAAAGCAATTTCACAACATGGATTAGTTCCCCAATCTTTATCGTTATTAAAATATATTCCTGGCTCTCCAGATCCACTTAATTCAACCCTTTTCCATAAATCTAAGAAAAATTCTTTTGTAATTTTATGTCTCATTAAACATGCTGAATTATTAGATCTACCTCTTTGTGGATTAGTTTCCCACCAATTACCTGATTTACAACCAATCATTTCTTGATCATCTGCAGAAAATAAAGAAATAAGTGCTGCTCTACGAATACCACCAGCTAAAACTGCATCTGCAATATGACAAACAATATCATGAACTTCTAAAGTAGTTAATTGTTCACCATCTTCTTTTTCACTTAATATACCAGTTATTTTTACAATACATTCTTTTAATGGTTGTGGTCCCGGTGCTTTACCACCCGATGTTACCAATCTAGCACCTTTAGCTCTAATATCTGAAAAATCAAAATCTATTTTAGAACTTTTACCATTAAGATAAGATTTCATTAACACTTTAATTGCATCTGCCCATCCTTCAATAGAATCACTAATCAAATACCTTTTCGTTCTTTTTAGATACGGTTTATTAACCGGAGGTAATTTTTCAACATGATGTTTTTGTACTGAATAACCAACACCTGTACCACCTAATAAAAGAAACATACATTCACTAAATGAATCTATATTGTCGATTGGCATATATGCACAATTATAAATTCTGTTTGGTGATATTTCTATCGGTTTACCTCCAAACTGCATTGACCTCATCGAAGGTAATACTTTTTTATCGTAAACAAACTTATATGCTTCGTCTATTTTATCCGCAATAAAGGGGTACTTTTTCTGATGCATTTCTTTGTTTCTTGTAACTAATTCTTCCCATGTTTCTCTTCTGTTTAATTCTGGTAGATATTTAGCATATTTCATATAAACTGTAATATCTGACAAAATTTTGTTTGATAACTCCATTTTTTTAACTTTTTTTAATTATTATTATTATTTACCCCCTACAATCCCTCTCTTTTTGTTTAACGCTTCGGTAACAAATTGGGATTTTTTTCTTTCTTCTCCTTTTTCGAAGTCTAAGAATGAAACATCTGTTGACATTGTAGTATCTATTTTAAGTGACCCATTATCAAATAAAATATCTTCGAATATTACACCGTCTTTACCAAATCTAGATTTTAATATCGCTAATGTTGCAGTACCTTCTTCTTTTTGTTCTAAAGTTTTTGCTACGGATAAAATAAAATGCCCTATTTGTCCTTTCTTTATAGAACCACCTATCATATCTGCTTCTACCACATTTGCACCAATAGAACTACGATTACCTTGTACTGCAGTCCAACCAGCAATGTCTAATTCAGATATCATAGTCTCAAATTGTCTCATAACATTACCTTCACCAGCATACTCATCTTTGAATTGTTTGGTTGGTACAACACAATCGATATAATCTACAAATACTATATCAGGTTTAGTACCATTAGAAGTTAATTTTCTAAGATATTGTTTGATGTGGTTAATAGTTGTACCATCACTAGCCATTTTTTTAAGAATTAAATTACCTTGTTTTTCTTTAAATTGTGGTAATAATCTTTTAACTTCTTCTCTTTTTTCTGTTAAATTATTCAATGGTATTTCAGTCCAACACGTAATATGTTTTCTTTGAATTACTTTAGGGTTATCTTCAAAGAATATTTGTACTACATTATAACCTAAATTATACGCAGTGTTAGCCATTTTAGTTACTAAAGTAGTTTTACCAACACCAAAGGGTGCCAAAATAACACCTAACTCACCTTTAGATAACCCACCATCCATTAAATTATCAATACCTATTAAACCGGTAGGTATTGGGTTTCTGAAGTCGTCATCTAAAACATCATCAATGGCATGAAAAACATCAATACCATTATCTTTTTCACCACCAACTGCTAATGCTTCTTTGAGAATATCTTCACATTCATCATACCTATCAAAATCTCCTGAATCTAATATGTTTTGAATCTTACTAGTTGCCTTCTTTAACTCTTGTTGTTTACAAAATTTAATAGATACTTCTTGTGTGTGTAGACAATCTTTATTATCACTATTTTTTACTTCTTTAACCATTTCAATTGCAGATTCTCTCGCAATATCTCTTTTAATGTCTACCCTTATTAATTCAAATAATGTTTCATATGTTGGTATGGTTTCGTACTTATCATAATAATCTTTTAGACAAGCAATTAAAAGTCTAAGATATTCATTATCGAAATATTTTGGTTCGATAATATCCATAATTTCTTCGGAGAACTTAGTATCTTCTATTAACTGTTTGACTAATCTTATTTGGAAACTCCACCCTAAATAACCTAAATCACTACTTTTTTCTTTAGTCATATTTTTTTTAAATTTGGTTTATTAATAAATATCTATTAAAGCTCGTAACCACAATATTCATGTGTATATTTTTTCATAGTCAAGCCATTTTGTATTGTAGAGATGATTTCAGAAATAATTGATCTAATATCTACATCATATCTCACTTTTGGGGGGTATACATTTCCACTAAACATCTTCTCTGCAACTACCCTACCTTTTACTTTTATTTGTAGTGTAAAGATATCTTCATTTTCATAAATATCTTTTTTACTACCATCATCCTCACTTATAATTTGTGGTTGGTATGGATTATAATATCTCCATAAATAAGTTCTACTTTTTAATAAAAATTGTCTTTGTATAATTTCTACTACTTCATCTATCGTATCCTTCATCTCAACAGACCTTAAACTTTTAGGATTATATCCTTTTATTTGAAAGTTTCTACCAACAATTGGCTTACCATTGATACGTAAAAGAAATTCATATGGTAAATTTTCATAATTTTTTTTCATAATAATTAATTTTGTTCTTTTAAAAAATTGTTCTTTTCTTTTTTTATTATTCTTAAAAATGGTTGTAAAAAATTTATATAACCATCTCTACCCCCAGGTATAGCCATTGTTAAACCATCATCTAACATCATTTTAATGACATTTTTTGTCGTTCTATCTTCCGGATCGATAGTACTATTAAATAAATGGTTTAATTCTTCTTTTGAACTATCTGTTAACAATGGTTTTTTTAAGTCAATTATTTTATTATTAACTTCAAAAATATTCTCCCCTTGTAAACCTACAGTCACTTTATTGATAATGTTATCTAATGTTTTCAATCTATTTTTTCTTTCTTTTTGTATATCCTCAATTTTACTTAAAATATCTGTCAATGTCAAAGATTTTTGTGTTATTTCTGGAAAATATTTTATCAAAGTTTTTTCACTAACACCTTTAATACCTTTTATATTATCACTATTATCACCTGATAAAATTTTTATTAATTTTACATTACTATAATGGTGATTAAAATAATCAGAAAAATTATTAATAGTTATAATTTTACGTAGATTTATTACATATATACCTACCCTTTCATCTAATAATTGTAACATATCTCTATCGTTAGTTACAATAACTATTTTTTCGTTTTCTTTTATTTTTTGACAATAATAGGCTATCCCATCATCCGCTTCTATAATAGTATCTTGATATTGTCTAATGAATAACTCTTCACAGTATTTAAATACTCTCTCTTTTTGGATATATAGTTCTGGTTCTGAAGGTGGGGTTTCATTATAAAAATCTTTATCTCTATTGGACTTATAATCTTTATATATATCATACCTCAACCTACCGCTGAATTGTCCGTCCCAAAAAACTAAAACCCTATCATAACGATGTTCATTTAAACACTTTCTTAACATTGTAAGAAACTGAAAAATACCGCCTATATGGTTTTCTTTGTAATAAAGATTTTTAGCACCATGATAGGCAGTTTTTAATAATGAATCACCATCAATTAATAGGGTGTTACTATATTTTTTTCTCTTAGTTGGGATTGACACTTACCATATCGATTATAAGTTAAACACTAAATTATTGATCTGCATATTCGACAGGTGCCTCAATATGGTCACCCTCTTCAATGGTAAAATCAACTTCTTCTCCTACACTATCAAATACTGTTGACCAATACTCTTTATAATCAGATTTATAAGTATCTATAGATTTTTTCTCATCTTCAATAAATCCGTGAGTTGTTGCCAGTATTCTACAATCTGCATAACCTAAACCGTTCATATGGTTTTTATGTATACCTACTTTTGTTCTAATAGCGAAATTTACTTTTCTTCCTTTATTTGTTGCATTCAATTTAGAAACTCCCGCACTTTTTTGATTACCGAATAGGAATACTAACGCACAAGATAAATAAATTGATTGACCCCCTTTAGGTTGAATTCTAGGTTGACTAAATGGATTATCAGGTAACTCAACCCATGGTTGATTAACAAAAACCATAGAGTTTGTATATGGACTACTCTCTTTCCTAGAAGAAGTAATTCTTTGTGCCATACCCATACCCCATTTTTCTGAAATTACCCTCGCAGTATGCTGATTACCACCTTTACCATCGAAACTCATTTTACATGGAATAGTACCAATTGAATCCCATAGAAAAACAATATCATGTGGTATTTCACCATTCTTTTGTCCATCTAATACTTCTGTAACATAATCAAAAGCCTGTTCTATATATTCAAAACCTAATTTATATAATAAAAAACCATCCCAAT